ACGAACGACGCAGGACGACCCGAACGCAGCCTTCCCCGGGCTGGGCGGGCGCACGGGCCAGAAGCGCCCGAAGGACGAGACCAGCGCCGAGTACTACGGCTGGCTGTGGGACGAGCAGACGGCATGGGCAGCGGGCGCGGGCGCCGAGGTTCAGGCGCCGATGGCAGCGGCCCAGCCCCGCGCCGAGTACATCCAGCACATGCTGGACGGGCGGGCCTACTGGAACGCCCACCAGCAGCGACTGGCCGACGCCGCGGCAGCCCGCGAGGCCGAGAAGGCCGAACGCGCGCAGGCCGCCCACGCGCAGGGCGAAGCCGACAAGGCCGCCAAGGCCGCCGAGCAGGAGGCCCTCCGCTACGTAGCCGACTACACGGGCACGTGGGGCCTGCCGCTGGACATTCGCGCCGACCGGCGCTGGGGCACCAAGTACATGCGCCTCAGCCCTCGGCAGGTCGAGGTGCTGCTGGCGGGCAAGGCCCGCGATGCACAGCGCGCACAGGCCGCCGCTGACGCCCGCGACGACTGGCAGGCCGCCCAGTACGAGGCCAGCCTCCAGCGGCCCGCACAGGCGCCCACAGCGGCCCACACGGCCAAGCGCGGGCCTTCCTCAGACGGCATGTACCGCACCGCGGACGGGACGATCTGGAAGGTCCAGAAGAATCTCAGCGGGACGGGCATGTACGCCAAGCGGCTGGACGTCGAGAGCCGGACCTTCGAGTACGCGCAGGGCGCGATCTGGCGGCTGACGGACGCCGACCGGATGACGCTGGAGCAGGCCGCCGAATTCGGCGCCCTGTACGGGTACTGCTGCAACTGCACGCGGCGCCTGACGAACGAGTCGAGCATCGCAGCCGGGATCGGCCCGATCTGCGCAGGGAAGTTTGCGGCCTAGCCGCGGCAAGGAGACGAGATGGCACGACTTGACGTCAAGAAGGGCGATAGGTTCGTCCAGCAGGGCGACGCCCGATGGCCAATGTTCATCGAGGTGACGCGCGTCGCCCGTGCCGGATCGTGGTGCGACATCCGATGCTACACGTGGGCGGTCATGTGGACGAAGCGCCTGCCGGAGGGAATCAACGGCCCGATGGCAGACCCTGCGTCGACGTTCTATCTTGCGCGTCGTGACTGGACGATGGCGGACGTCGAGGCCAGCGAGCCAGACGGTCCGCTGCTGGTAGGCTGAAGGAGAACGAAGATGGGACAGAGGATCATCCTCAACAAGATCGCGGTCGGGCTGAGCGGGAAGGCGGGTATCCGGCGCCCGCGCCCAGTCAGGGACGTCATGCTCTGGCACGCCGACGTCTGCGGCGGGGAGGGACGTTGCCCGACACCGACCGAGCACAACCTCGTGGCGACGATCATCGGCGGACCCTACGTCTACTTTCGGACGCCGCCCGAGACGACGCCGCCCAGCGATGCCGAGGCGACTAGGACACTCGGCATCAAGATCCGCTGAAAGTACTAGTTGCATTCCTGATGGCGGGCGACTATTGTCCGGTCATCGCCCGCAGCGACGCGGGCCACCAGCCAGTAAGGCCCGCAGCGACGCGGGCAGAAGGAGAACGAGAGATGAGCGACTACCGACAGGGCCCCGACTCCACCGCCCTTCGCCTCGCCAAGGCGATCCTGAACGCCCGCGCGAACGGGTACACAGACTTCTCGGACGACATCATCGAGGCCGCGCGCAAGACCGACGACTGGGCCTTGGCGGTCAGGAATCAGAACGAGGCCATCTACAAGGCCGAGCAGGAGAAGCAGACGAAGATCGACGCCCTTCTCGACGCCGACCTCCCGGCTGGCGGGCCCTGCCAGCACACGGTCTACTACAGCAACCGCGACTACCGCGGCCACGCCTGCGGGCGGACGAGCACGAAGGTCCGGCACTGGACGACGACCGAATTCGACCACTTCGAGTTGGACGGCAAGACCCTCCTCAACGCGGATGGGACCATGGCGCACTATGCGGGCGAGGTTCGCATCCCGGACGGGTGGGAGATCGGCAAGGGCTTTGTCGAGCGCGAGCCGACCACGGATGAGTGGGGGCGGATCGTGCGGATCATGCGGACCGACCAGCACAGCGCGATCCTCTGCGGGACCCATCGCAAGATGAAGGGCCAGTACGGGATGCCGTACTAAAGGTACGAAGTTGCAACGCAGGACGGACCACGCTACGGTCCGTCCTGCAAGCGGCCCCAGCGACGGGGCCGAGAAGGAGACGAGAGACATGACGGACATCGACCGAGACGACTGGACCCGCAAGATCGCAGCGCTGCTGCGCAAGGCCGAGGGCACGGACAACGAGCACGAGGCGGCGGCATTCCTCGCCAAGGCGCAGGACCTGATGGTCCAGCACGCGATTGACGAGCAGGCGATCCGCGAGGCCAACCACGCAGCCGGACGACCCGCCGAGGCGGTCACCAAGGCCGACTTCATGTACTCGACCACGGGCGACAGCGCGGTCGGCAAGTTTCAACTCCTCGCAGTCGCTGCCCGGGCGGCAGGCTGCCGGGCATTCACCTACGGAGCACGCAACTGGTCGCGCCGCGGGCAGGAGCCGGGCAAGTACGAATTCAACAAGTCGTACGGCGCCGGACACTTCCAGCGCTGGGGCGTCATCGTCGGCTACCCGAGCGACATCGAGACGGCCAAGATGCTCTACCAGAGCCTCCTCATTCAGGCGACCCGATTCGGCATCGACGCGCTGAAGGCCGAGAACGAGTTTCGCTTCCGGCCCGTCGGCAAGAGCGCGTTCATGACCGGCTTCCTCAGCGGCTTCTCCCTCCGCGTCCAGAAGCGACTGCGGGATGCCGAGACGCAGACGGTGGCGGCCAGCGGGACGGCCCTGATCCTGCACCGGGACGCAGCGGTCGACGCGGCAGTCGCGGATTTCTTCCCAAACCTCGGGACGGGCAAGCAGAAGACCCTGAACGGCGCCGGGATGGCTGCCGGGTGGGAGGCTGGCGCGCGGGCCGACATCGGCCAGACCAAGGTGGCGCAGGGCGCGGCGCGCCTGACCGGCGGCGACTGATGGGCGGCAGGGCGACGCACCGCCAACTGGCTCGCGCCCGGGTCCTCGCGGCCCGGGCCGCGGTCCTCGCAACGGCCACGGACGTGCTCATGCGGGACACCCGTAGGAATGCCGTCTCGACCGAAGATCTCCGCGCTGCGCGCGCCCTGTGCGACGACGCGGGCCAACGTCTGGAGAGGTGGGCGCGGACGAACGAGTGATCCAAGTCGACACACCGAAAAGGAGACGAGAGGATGTCTAGAGTCCCGCAGGTCTCAACGGAGACCATCGGGCCGAAAGAGGCCCGCAAGTACCTGATGATGAACACCCACAACCGGGTCGTCCGACGCTACATCGTGGCGGCCTACGCCCGAGACATGCTCGCCAAGCGCTGGTACCCCGCGGTCGATGTGATTTCCTTCGACTGGAACGGCGTCCTGCTGAACGGCCAACATACGCTGCTGGCCGTTGTTGAAGCCTCGCAGACAGCCAAGCACGACGTGTTCGCCAACGTCATCGTGGTTCGCGATCAGGACCCTGATGCGCAGGACGTCATGGACACCCAGCCGAAACGGTCGGCGGGTGACCAACTCGGTCTCCACGGCGAGGTGAACAGCAACCGGCTCGCGGCTGCCATCCGACTGATCATCCTGCTGGAGACGTTCGGATCTCAGGCCGAAACCGCATCCTCGCAACTCGCCGTGACGACCAAGGAGGTGCTGCAATATCTGGATGAGCATCCGACCATCCGCGATAGCGTCCCTGTCGGGCGGACGATGGGAGGTCTCATCTCGGCATCAATCGTGGCGGCCCTGCACTACTTGATGTCGAACATCAATTCGGGTCAGGCCGACGAATTCTGGACGTCGGTGGAGAACGGTACCGGGCTGCAGCAGGGCGATCCGGTCTTCGCCCTCCGGCGCTTTCTGATCACGAACGCGTCCGGGACCCGGCACGCCGACCGCTGGACGTTGGTCGCAATGGCGATCAAGGCATGGAACGCCTACCGGGCGGGCAAGCGGGTCGGTCTCCTGATCTACAAGACGGGCGAGGAATTCCCGGTGATCAAGTGATGGCATTCCTCGTCCCGCCCGCGGCAGCCGGGATCACGCTGGCCTGCTGCTACGTCGGCTGGCACACCATCGGCGGGCCTATCGGCTGGTCGGTCGGCGGGCTGGTTGGCGGCGCCCTGAGCGTCTGGCTGGCCCTGTGGATCGCCCGAAGGTACTAGTTGCATTCCTGACGCAGGGCTCCTATGGTTCGCATTGCCGCAGCGACGCGGCCAAGCCAAGGAGACGAGACGATGGGAACGACCTACAGCCTGACCCCAGACGGGCGCAGCGCACAATGGACCTGCAAGTACATGTTCCGCGGCGCCTTCGACAGCACGCAGGCCGCCGAATGGGCGACGGACGCGGCACTGAAGGACGTCCCCAACGCCACGGTCGAGATCCTCGACGTCAAGCGCACCAGCGACCGGCGTCATACCGTGACGGTCCGCCGCATCTTCACCCCGAACGCATAGGCCGAAAGGAGCCGCCATTCACCACCACCCGCGCCTGACGCGATCAGGCGCACCCGACTTCAGGAACCACGGACGAACCTCAAGGAGACGAGCCACCATGACCGAAACCGAGACCACGACCCAGCCGGTCGGCAAGCGCGCGGCGGCGGCAGCCGAGAAGGCGCGACTGGAGGCCGAGGGCCTGCGCGTCTGCGTCGGCAGCGAGCGCTTCGGCCTGCCCCGCCACACGGCGCCGATCAACGAATTCCCGTTCCAGCCGAGCCAGCCGGACGGCATCGGGCGGATGTGCCACGAGCACTGGAACACGTACACCGCCGGGCTGGCCAAGGATCGCAGGACCGCCAACGGCGAGACGGCACCGGCGCCGCGCGCCAAGGCGCCCGCCAAGCCGAAGCCGACCAAGAAGGCCGCGGCGGAGGCCGCCAAGGCGCAGGTCCGGCGCGAGGCGGCCAAGCCGAAGCGGACGGCCAAGCCGAAGCCGCAGCCCGCCAACCCGGATGGGTACAGCCTCGACAGCGAGACGGCACCGGGTGGCGAGATCGAGAACGACAACGTCGACCCGCAGGGCGAGACCGCCGAGGCGTAGTCCTTCCAGCCCGGACCAGCCCGGGCTACACTGCCCGCGCAGGGCCGCTCGATGCTTCACGGCGCCGAGCGGCCCTTTGCGCATCCTGAGGGGATCGATGCCACGCTCCGAGCGAACCGGGCGTTGAGACGAGATGCCAATCATCCCGTTCTACCAAGACGCCCTCACGACCATCTACCACGGCGACTGCCTCGACATCCTGCCGTATCTGCCCAAGGCTGATCTGATCGTCTCCGACCCGCCATACGGCGTCGACTACGTCGGCAAGACGAAGAAGGCCCTCAAGATCCAGAACGACTCGAAGGGCCACGACGGCACGCGCGGGCTGGTGGCGGACGCCATGCGGATGGCACCCCTGCGCGCTGGCGGCGCGTACTACCTGTTCAGCCCGAGCGGCGACATGCTGCCCGCCTTCCTCGAAGGCCTGAGCGACGCGGGCCTGCCGATGCGCCAGATCCTGATCTGGGTCAAGGACGTCTTCGTCATGGGGCGGCAGGACTACCACTGGCGGCACGAGGCGATCCTGTACGGCTGGCGCGAGGGCGGCGCCCACGCGTTCTACGGGGGCCGGACGCAGGACACCGTGTGGGAGGTGGCGCGGCCCTTCAGGAGCCGCGAGCATCCGACGATGAAGCCACTCGGCGTGGTCGACCGGGCGATCTGGAATTCGTCCAAGCAGGGCGATCTGGTGCTCGACATGTTCCTCGGGTCCGGCACCACGCTGGAGGCCGCGCGGGCACTGGGGCGCCGGGGCATCGGCATCGAGATCGATGAACGCTACGCCGAGAAGGCGGCCTTGCGTCTGTCGCAGATGCCGTTGGGTCTCGACCTGAATCTCGACCACTCCAGCAACTCCGTCATCGTGAACGACGATCTCGTTCTCGAACCAGAGACGGAGCAGATGGGCCTGTGGTAGAGGGAGGCGCCTATTCGAAACGCGGCTCCTGAGTCACGGCGGGACCGTTCCCGGCTGCCCTGACAAGTTACTCCGGGCGGCGGTCCCGCAATTTCCCATACCACGCATGAACCATGACCAAGGACGAATGACGTGAAACTGACTGTCTCGCAGGGCGGACCCGATATCGAGCCGGGCGCCTATGCCGTGGTGCTCGTCAAGATCGAAGGCCCGAAGACCATCGACACGCAGGACGGACCGAAGGACATCCTCGAATGGACCTTCGCGATCATGGACGGCGACTACGCCGACACCGAGATCCGCGACTCCACGTCGATGGCCACGTCTCCGCGGTCGAAGATGTACGGCTGGCTGGCGGCCATGAACAACGGGCGGGCGCCGGACATCGGGGCCGACTTCGACACCGATGATCTGGCGGGCCGGATGGCCATCGCCACCATCGAGATCTCCGACCGGGGCTGGCCGAAGATCAAGACGCTGTCGGCCCTGCCCGGCCAGACGCAGCAGAGCATCTTCGCTTCGCGCATGGGTCTCCCGGCGCAGCAGCCCGCGCGCCCGCAGCAGCCCGCGCGCCCGCAGCAGAACATCCGGGGCGGCGGGCGACCGCCCGCCAGCAGCGCGCCTGCCCGCGCCACGGCTACGCAGCAGACTCGCGCGAGCGCGAACGCCGTTGCCATGGAGGAGGGCGACGACCTGCCCTTCTAGGGCCTTCTCCATCGGGCTGCCGTGGCCACTCACCGGCGCGGCAGCCCGCACAACCTAGAGGGACGAGAGATGTTCGTGCAGCAGGGCGACGCGCACGTCTGGACGGAGTGGCCAGCCGACCCGCGTGCCGTCGTCGTCACCGACCCGCCATTCGGGGTCGGCAAGACCTACGCGGGCCAACTGGAGACCCGGCGCTTCAGGGACCATGTCGAGCGCGTGCTCCAGATCCCGGCGCAGCGGCATGTCATCCGGGCGCCGCAGAACGGGCTCTTCGACGTGCCCGCGCCCGCAGCGGTCATCATCGAGGTCCAGGGCTTCGGCGCCAGCGCATGGCCCGGGCAACGGCTGCGGCGCTGGATACCGTGGCTGATCTACGGCCCGGAACCCGTACTGGACGCGGGCCGCAGCCTGCCCGACTGGTTCCAGCCGAAGCCCGCCTTCGGCGGCAAGACCGACCGCGTGGCGGCGGGCCGGATCGATGGCCTTGGCGAGCACCCGGGCATGACGCCGCCCGAGGCGACGCACGCCATGCTCGTCCGCACGACGCAGCCCGGCGACCTGATCATCGACCCGTTCGCCGGGCTTGGCGGCATCGGCACCGTGGCACTGGTGGAGGGCCGCAGGTACTGGGGCATCGAGATCGTTGCGGAGTGGGCGCGGCACGCCGAGAAGCGCTGCGTTGCCGCTGCCGGGGCGGAACAGATGACGCTGTGGGAATGACCGAGGCGGAGCGCCCGACCGTCGAGCAGCGCATCCAGACCGCCATCTATCTGGCGGAGCACGAGGACTTCGGCATCTTCCCGGTCTGGTCGGCCTACCCGTCCGGGATGTGCAAGTGCCCGCGCGGGCCAGCCTGCACGTCGCCCGGCAAGCACCCGATCTCCCCGAAGGGCTTTCTGGACGCGACGCGCGACCGCGAGCGTATCCGCAACTTTCTGTCGGCGGGCAGCGAGCCGAATTACGGTCTGCTCAACCCGGACGGGGTGTTCACGTGGGACGCGGACGGCGTCGGCTGGCAGGCCCGGCTGCACGCGCTGGAGGAACGCTACGGGCCGTTGCCGGACACGCTGACGACCGTCACGGCCAACGGCGAGCACATCTTCTTCCGCTGGCCAGACGACATCGGGCCGCGACCGATGGGCGAGATGTTCGGCTTCGTCACGCGGTGGGGATCGGGCCGCGGCGCGGGCTACGTCATCGGCCCGAATTCGATCCACCCGTCCGGCGCCGTGTATCGCCGCCTGCCGGGCGCTCCGGTCAAAGTGGCGCTATTACCCGCCGAGTGGGCGAAAGCCGCGCTGGGGCCGCCACAGGCGCCCACGGGCGAAGGTGGCGGGGGCGTCCACCTGCGGATCGAGGCGGGCGGCTACACGCTGCCGGACAAGGTGGGCGACGGTGGGCGCTACGATGCCATCGTCTCCTACACGGCGCACCTCTACAACCGCGGCTTCAGCACCAACGAGATGTGGGGATCGGTGCTGGCCGAGTTGGCGCCCCGGTTCGATCCGCCCCTGCCAGAGACGGACCTGCGCGACCGCTTCGAGCGGGCCATTCGCGGGATGCCCGAGCGGCTGGGCGAACGGCGCAACCTGCCCGGCGACGGCGAGGGCGGCAGCAGGGCTGGCGCGGACGACCGGCCCGGGCCGCTGCCGCCGAGCGAGGACGAGGATTTCCCCGGGGAGATCCAGCCCGATGCCTTCGGCGGGCTGGTGGGCGAGATCGTGGATGCACTGGCGCCGGGGACGGATGCCGCCCGCGAGGGCCTGCTGGCGTCCCTGCTGCCGGTCCTTGGCGCCGTGGTGCCGGTCCGGCTGTACTGGAACCGCTGGCAGCAGTCGCAGCCGTTCGTCGCCCTGATCGGCAAGTCGGGCGAGGGTCGGAAGTCAACGGCGATCTATCGGGCGGTCGACTCGGTCGGTGACGCCATTGGGCAGAACGTGATGAATGGCCTTCTACTGGCTGGCATCAGCAGCGGCGAGGCCATCGTCGCGTCCATGTCGAGACGGCAGGAAGCCGGGACGGCAGTGGCGCTGGTACTGGAGGAGGAATTCGCGCGGGTCGTCGCGGCCCGCAGCCGGGAAGGCGCGACGCTCGACCCGATGCTCCGGGCGGCCTTCGATGGCGGGCAACTGGCGAATCTGCGGTCCGACTCGTCGCGCGTCGTCATGGCGCCCTACTGGCTGCCCGCGCTGGTCGCGATCACGCCGGGCGAGTTGCAGTCGCTGACGACCGTGACGGATGTCAAGTCGGGCAGCGGCAACCGCTGGCTGTACATCTGCGTCCGGCGCCGAGACGTCCGGGCGGACGGCAGTGCGCCGATCCTGCCCCTCGAATTGAAGAAGGCGATCCAGAGCGCCCGGGACGCGGCATCGCCACCACCCGAGTTGCAGATCGCGGAGGATGCGAAGGCGCGGCTGGAGGAGTACGACCGCTGGGTCCCGACCGTGGCGGGCATGGCTATCGACATGACGCAGCGCATGGCGGTCCATGCCTTGCGCGCTGCCATCGTCCAAGCGGGCGTCGAGCGCGCCAGCACCGTGTCGGCGGCCCACGTCGACCGCGCGATCGCGCTGGCCGACTACGGGCGCCGGGGGCTGGCGTGGGCTTTCGGTCCGGCCCTGATCGGGAACAAGGACACGCGTCTCCTGTACCGCCACCTCGTGGAGGAGGGCAGGCTGCGGACGCGGGCCATCGACCGCGAGATCATCCGCGACCCGATTCGGCGTCAGGACGCCATAGACGATCTGGTCGACCGCGGGCTGGCGCGGGTCGAGCGCGGCGCGCCGGGGCCGAGAGGCGGCAGGCCCACCCGGGAATTGGTCCTGCTGCGGACGGTTGGCGGCAGTCCGGTATGGGCGAGGGAATGGGCGAAAGGTGTCGATACCTTTACCGGAAAGGGCCTTATGGCCGCCCCCGCACACGCGCGCGAGGCCGGGGAGGCGGAAGGAGAGCAAGAGCCAGATTCTGTGACAATACCGCCAAACACGCGTGAAACCGCTGTGACAATACCGGGACAATACCCGGACAGTACTGCGCAGAACCATGGCAATACCTCGGGCGCCGCGAGCGAGACAGTTGCACGAAAGGAGACGGCTGGCGAATACATCGGCAAGCGTTCTGATGGCAGCATCTGGTGCTATTTCTGGAAGGAACACTCGGGCCAGCACCGCGACGTACAGAGCGACCCGTGGTGCCAAATTTGCAGCCCGGAAGGAGACGAGGGCGGTTGATGCAATGACTATCGAACGCGTTGAATGGGATGAGTATGACTACGCCAATGGCACTGTTGCGAGGAAGCGCGGGACGGTGATCAAATGGGAAGTCGTGGATGAATACACGGCGGTGGCGATTATCAGGACGGACGATAAGCGGTACACCGTCCGGGATGTCAGGGACCTGAAGCACATCGGCTACGGGAACCCGCTGTGAAGATCAGCATCGGGCCGGGGCCGCGGAACGCACGGACGCTGCCCGGGACGGGATTACGCTTCTACACGTGGCAGGGACTGGAGTACCCGTCCGTCACGACGATCCGCAGGCTGGCGGGAGTCCCGCATGGGCTGCACCAATGGCAACTGGGCGAGGTGGCCAAGGCCGCCATCGATCTGGCGCCGGAGATCATGCAGGCGCAGGTCAATCCCGACCAGCAGGAACGCGATGCATTGCTGACGAAACTGCGGGCTGATCTGCGGGCGGCGGCAACGGCTGAGCGGGATGCGGCAGCCCGGCTTGGCATCGCGGTCCACGACGCCGCTGCAGCCCAACAGGCGCCTTCAGAGGCCAGCCCGGAGGTCAGGGCGCGCTTGGGCCAATTTCACGACTGGCTGGCCGTCAGCGGCGCTCAGGTGTTGGCGACCGAATTCCAGTGCTGGAACCTGTCGGTCGGCTATGCCGGGACGGCGGATCTGCTGGTCCGGCTGGAGGATGGGTCCATCTGGCTGGTCGACCTGAAGACCGGGAAGGGCGTCTATGGCGAACACGCACTGCAACTCATCGCCTACCTCATGGCCGAATTCGTGGGCGCCGACGACGTCGTGGACGAGGAGGTGTCGGCGTTGCTGCATACCGCGTCCGGGATGGCCGTCCTGCACCTCGCGGATGACGGGTGGGAGTTTCGGGCGATGGCACCGGACGCCGATACGTGGCGGGCGTTCCGGGGACTGCTGGCATTCGCCACGTGGATGCGCGTTCATGAGCGAGCCGACGATGTGACCATCGCGGCAAGGAAAGGAGGGATCCGAAATGGCACGGAGTGAGTGGGATCGGAAGTGGTGGGGTGCGTTGCGCCACATCTGCATGATCGAGGAACGGCCCGATTTCACGTCCGAGGACATCACGGAGTTGTGCGGTCAACCGCCCGATAGGAACGCGCGCCATGTTGGCGCGAACACGAATGCGGCCAACGCCATGGGATTCACTCGCGAGATCGTGGATCGGCCCGCGAAGGCGAAGCGACCGAACCAGAATGGCACCACGATCAAGCGATGGGAGTGGACCGGCAAGCGCGACGGCTGGGGCGAGTACATCGACCCGGATACGACGAAGGTCGGACCAGAGCAGATGGAGATGTTCTGATGAGCGACGCTGAGAACGTTCCGAACCTGTGGGACATCGCGGAACGGCAGGCGCAACTGGAGTCGGATCGGCGGCAGCCATATCCGGGGCGCTGGTCGTACACGTGGCTGGGCGGCAATGTCGAGCCGGTCATGCAGCCGATCTCGCGCACGGACGTCGAGGACGAGGATGGCCACGTCGACATGCTCAAGTGGGCGGTGGCGTGGGCTGATCGCGTCCAGCGCGGGCACGAGCCGGTGTACACCTCGACCTTTCACGTTCACGACTCGGCGCTGTGCTTCGCGGGCCAGCCGGAGATGATCAACCTGAAGATGCAATTGCCGGATCAGGTTGGCATCCTCGACGCGCAGACCGGGCACTGGGTCACGGTCCGCATTGCGACGTCAGAGGAGTCGCGCGATACGCGCATCGGGCTGGATGTCAAAGGCCCGGGGCCCGGGCCGCATGCACTGCCGGTCTACAGATGAGGATCATGATGATGCGAGGGGTCGTTTCTCCCCACACACGCGCGCGCTCTGGTTTATCACATGTCGCCTGAGACGCCGAACGGTCCGATCCTGTCGTTCGACGTGCGCGGCATCCCGGAATCGCAGGGATCGATGCGGGCGTTCGTCGCCGGGGGGCGGGCGCACGTGGTGCATGGGAACCCGCGCTCGCTGCTGACGTGGCGCGCGGATATCGCGGCTGTTGCGCGCGAGGTCATCGGCGTTGACCCGTTGATCGTTGGTCCGGTGCAGGTGCAACTGCACTTCCGGTTGCCGCGCATTCAGGCGCATTACACGCCCAAGGGCGTCCTGCGGCCCTCGGCGCCCATCTACGTCTCGACCACGCCCGATCTGGACAAATTGATCAGGGCGGCACTCGATGCGCTGACGGGCGTGGCGTTCATGGACGATAAGCAGGTGTGCAAACTCGTGGCGTCGAAGCACTACGCCGGGCTCGAAGGCCCGGGCGTTCACGTGCTCGTTGCCCACGTGCAACGTCAACTAGCGTAGAGTAGGTTCGGCGGGGCGCTGCCCGCGTTTCGAGACGAGAGAGGTGGTTGATATGGGTGTGTACGTGAAGGCCGCCAAGGAGGATCCGCGGCTCGCGGATCTGATCGATTCCGCGGAGGCGTTGGCGCTGGCTGGCGCTGGGGCTCATCTCGTGGATATGATCCACCATCCCCTTGATACGCTGATCGATGGGATGAATGTTGGGTTCCTGACGGGATTCTTCACGGCAGCCCGGCTTGGCGCCGAGGACGCGATGGCCCTGCGGGGGGTCGCGGAGGTGATGATGCTCTCGGGCGTGCTCGGGCCTGCGTTCCGCCAACTGTGGAACTCGGACGTCACGCAGGCGCTGTACGAGATGGAGGCGGGCGCCCGGGAGCGCATGGGGGTGCATGCGGACGCAGGTTGCCCGTGCCCGCGCAGGGGCGACTGCCATGGGCACGGCTGGGCAGGGAGCGTGGGCGACGAGGACGAGCCGCTGACGCCGCGCATCTGCGCCGACCACGACCACTTCGTTCTGGCCCGGCTGTGAAGCCGAAGGACGGCTGGCTGGTCTGGCTGCGCTGGAAGGCCGATGCTGACTATGCGCATCGGCCTTCGCCGCCCGAGGTCGTGGACGGTGGACCGTGGCTGGGGCCGTCTCTGGACCGATGGCTGGGCCGGATCGTCGCCGGGTCGGAGGTGTGGCGGGAGAAGTTGCTGGCTGTCCTTGACGCCGAGGGGTAGCGTATTCATCCGTGGTGTATCTCGAAGGGCGTGACGTCTCGCACTGGCAGCAGACGACCCCATCGCTTTCGGGCATGGCGTTTCTGTGGGCCAAGGCGTCCGAGGGCAACTTCCTCGATGACATGTACGTGGCGCACGTCAACGCCGCGCTGTCGCATTCGCACGTCGACCCGTTCGCATATCACTTCGGGCGGGCGGAGTGGACGCCGCAGGTTCAGGTCCAGACGTTTCTCGACCAGACGCAGCGGGCGTTGCTGCTGGCGCTCGATGTCGAGCACGCGACGTCTGGTACAACGATGTCGGAGACGCAGGGCAGGGACTTCATCCGGCTGCTGCGATTGCAGGACCCGCTCAAGCGCCGAATCGGCCTGTACGGGTCGTTGCGGAATCCGTGGTCGACGTGGCCCGCCGACAATTGGGGTGCCGACTTCGCATGGAAGGCGTGGCCCGGGTCGTCGGCGCCGCCCTCGCCTTGGGCGTTCTGGCAGTTTCATCAGACCGGTGGGGATCTGGATTACTTCAACGGGGACCGGGCTGCGCTCGACGCACTGATTGGTCGCCCGCCCGCTGCGACAGGAGTGGACGCGATGATCAATCGGTCCGGGTATCCGAAGAACTACGCGGCTGCGAAGGACCTGCCGTTCTACGAGCACGCAGGGGACGATCTCACGAAGCCGCTTGCGCGCATGTCGAAGGCCGCCGTTGTCGCGGTCCAAGGGCGCGTCGTTTCGCCCGGTGGCGGCTGGTATCTGGTGTGGCTGAATTCGAGTGCAGGTTACGCCGATGACGTCCTGCGGCCCTCGGGCTACTACCTCCACTTGCAGGAGCCTGTAACGTGGGCGCCGTGACAGGCCTGTCTCCCCGGAGTGGCACGTGAGTACGGTCGAGATCGTTCTGGCCCTCGTGGGCGGCCTAGCGGGCGCGTGGGCGGCTGTGGCGAGTGACGTCAGGGTCGCCGGTGGTGGCGTGGCGCTGGCCGCGCTCGCGCTGATCCTGCTGCTGGCGAAGGTCTGATCCGATGCCGCGCGGGGTCGAGGGTCCGCCACCTCGCCACTACACGCGGTGGCCCGAGGAGACTCGTCGGCGCGCGCTGGAGTGCTACCAAGAATCAGGCGCCGCGGTGGCTGCCCGCCTGACCGGGGTCGGCATCAACACCATCCGCTTCTGGGCGCGAGAGGCTGGCGTTCAGCCCCCTGATGACTATCGGGCCCAGTTTGCAAAATATGCCGAGATGGGCATCGCATGGACCGAGACGCAAGTCGACGCCATGCGGAAAGATCTCCGCGGCAAACTCCTCGCCATGGCGCTCCGAACCGTGCAGCGCATCGATGAACCGTACGAGGACCACACCCCGGGCGGCAAGATCATCGAGCACGAGGCGCCGCCTGCGAATGCCGTACGCGACTTCGCGGTTGCTGCGGGCATCCTCATCGACAAGTTTAGGCTGGAGTCTGGCGAGGCGTCGGCGGTCTTCGGTAGCGTCGACGTGCTCCCGGCGCTGGACGACCACGAGAAGGCGGCGCTGGCGCAGGTTCTGCGGGATGCGATCCGGGAGAGGGCGACAGAGGCGACAGAGGTCGCGTGATTGAGAGGACGCCGATCGTTCTTGGGCCGATGTGGGGCTGGGCGGAGTACGTCGACCACATCGAGGCGCACTGGTCCTATCGAGGGCAGCGTCTCTCGGCGCGGAGCAATCGCAGCTCTACCGACGCTTTCTATAACCTGCGGCGCAAGTTTCAGCGGCGCGGTTGGGATTGGAAGTCGGGGCGCGGAGCGATGGAAGGCGAACCTTTGATCCATGGCAGACACTCAGCCTGCTCTGGACGCCCTTAGGCAACTCCCCCTCCCGGTCTTGCGCGCGCTGCTGCGCGATGTCGGCCCGGCGGGTTTCGCCAGCGACGTCCACGAGCGCTTCTTCGAGTCGCACGCGGCGGAATTGGTCCTGTCCGGCTGGATGGGCGCCGGGAAGAGCCGCATCCTCTGCGAGAAAGCGTGGTGGCTGGCGCGGTCGTATCCCGGCGCCACGTTCGGCATCTTCCGTAAGACGGCTGCATCGCTGCCCGCCACGACGCTGCGGACGTTCGAGCGCGACGTCATGGACCTGCGTCTCATCCGCTCCCGCAACAAGACCGAGAATTGGGTCGAGTTGACGAATGGCGCACGCATCTACTTCCTTGGGCTGGATCCCGATCCCCTGACCGGGGTCCCGTCCAAGGTCGGCTCGCTCGATCTCGCGTGGGCGGGCGTCGATGAAGCCGTCGAGTTGACCGAGAACGACTGGATCATGCTGCTTGGCCGTCTCCGCGACCCGCGCATGCCGTGGCATCAATTGGCGGCAGCGACCAACCCGGGGCCGCCGAACCACTGGCTGAAGCGGCGGGCCGAATCGCACGGCGAGATGCTCTTCGCCCGCAGCAACGTCTACCTGACGGACGACTACATGGCGATGCTCGGCGGCCTGCCGGATACGGCAGCCGGACGGCGACTCGGGCGCGGCGAGTGGGCTGGCGCCGAGGGCGTCATCTGGTCGCTGAACCCGGCGCAGGTCGCGGCGCCGACCGTGCCCGCCAAGCGCTACATCGCCGGGCTCGACTGGGGCTTCGTGCACGCGTTCGCCTGCGAGGTCATCGGCCAATCCGGCAGCGGGCGCCTGACGGTCGAGGACGAGGTGTACGCCAAGGGTCTCGGCGTCGACCAGTTGGCGCCGCGCCTGATCGAGATGTTCGAGCGGCTCGACGTCGGCGCTGTCTACTGCGACCCGAGCGAGCCGGGCCTGATGGCAGAACTCGGTCGGCACATGTCGATGCACCGCCAGCAGCATCAGGGCTGCAAGATGCGAACGCACGTCGAGGGTGCGAATAACGACGTGCTCCTTGGAATTCAGGCCGTCGACAAACAAATTCGCGCGGGCATGCTCATCTCGCCCGGCTGCCGTGGCCTTCTGGACGAGATCCCCGGGTACACTTGGAAGCCGAATCGCGCTGGCGGCTTCTACGAAGAGCCGATTGACGCCCACGACGACGCCTGCGACGCGCTACGCTACGCGGTCATGGCGCTGGAGCCGAACCCGGACAATCCGTGGGCAGGAATGCGCAGTGCCAGTGGCTGGGCGTAGCCCGGAAGGAGAACTCGCGATGACCGAGCAGACCGAGCCGCAGGAAGAGCCGACGCCCGCGGAGACCGAGGGCGAGGAGATCGAGGGCGTCGAGACGGAGACGACCGAGGAAGGCGACGAGGCCGAGACCAGCGAGGGCGGCGAGGCCTGAACGAGATTCGCGGCCCGCGCTGGAGGGAACGCGCGCAGGGCCGCATTGCGGGGGAGTAGGCAGTGTCGCGTCGTGGGCCGAAGGCGAAACTCGCGAGGCGCGTGCAGCGTCTTGAGGACCGTCATCGCCGCGACGTGACACGCCTGCACAACGAGATCGCCCAATTGCGCGTCGCCATGCCACAGGCCGACCCGATTGACGATCTCATCACCAACTTGCTCCACCGCGACGTCGAGAATGAATTGGCGGCGGAATGATGAATGCCGCCAGCATCTACGTCGAGGCAGCCTATGCACTGGCGGTGTCCGGTGCGGCCATGATCTACCCGCCACTCGCGCTGGTAGTTGCCGCGGTGTTTCTTGCCGCACTGGCCGTCGTCGTAGACAGACGGACAGTATCGCCAGCATCAACGAGCGACGGCAGTGACGGGAGGATGGAGTGAGCGTCAGCATCCCGCCCCGTGTCTACGCCCGGGACCGAGCGGCCCTGCCAGCGCTGCCATCTGGGGTCGGCGTGAAGGCTGGGCCACTCGGCCCGGGCGCAGGCCCGCTGATGACGGAGTGGCTGCTGCCGATCATCCTGCCCGGCGACGAGCAGAAGAAGGCTGCGCGCGCGCTGGCGACCGGCAACGACGTGCCCTACGTCCGCATGGCGGAGCGCGCGATCTCCGGCTCTGTGGCGGGCAGCCCGCTGCTGCCGGGCGTCGGCTGGCACCTCGAAGACCCGGACGGCGAGACCATCGATGACGACTACCCGGGCGATCCGCGGGCGAAGGAAGCCTACGATCTGATCGATAAGCCGTTCGAGAACCTCGACATCGACACGCCGCTGAAGACCCGGCGCCACCTGTGGGACATCACGTCGCGCCACATGGGTCTGGCGGGCTACGGTTTCTGGTTCCTCGACAACTTGGACGACTTCGGAATCCCACAGGCCGTTCTGTATATCCGGCCCGACCGCATGCTGCCCGCCGTCGACAGCGCCGGGTCGCTGACGCATTGGCGCCTCGATCCAAAGCCCGGTCCCGCGACCGAAGACAGCGGGACGAAACTCGACACGGACGAAGTCATCCAATTCCAACTGCAACCTCCCGACGCGGGCTACCTGCCGACCGGGCTGGTGCAATCCGCGATCATGAAGGTCCAATTGGCGGGCCTGATCGATAAGCACTTTGCGTCGCTGCTCTCGGGCGGCGGGCGCCTGTCCGGCATCATCAGCCCGAAGCAGGGCCAGATCGATGACGACGGCGTATTCGAGCAGATGATCCGGGACTGGCGGAATATCACGGAGCAGCCCGAATCCGCGAAGCGCGTCCAGATCGTCCGCGGCCCGATTGACTTCACGCGCACGACGGCGACGACCGTCGAGATGGCGCTGATTGACTTCCTGAAGCAGAACGAAGC